TGCCGGTCATGGGATCAACGTTGAAGTCAACGCCGAGGAGTAGGGGGAGGACTGGTAAGTCTTTTACATCTTTGGAGATGTTGTCATCAGCAAAACTTATGGCAACTAGGCCGCTGAGGTTCTCGAACGACGCTTCGAATTCCTGGCGGAACGTGCGCGAATCAAGTTGAGCGCGGGCTGCGGCGACTTCTTCGGGCGGGACGTTGCCGCCTTCGATGGTTGTGTAGCACCATCGCTGCCAATCGTTGGTTTTGTCTTCTGGGACATAACACCACATGTCGTAAAACCAGCTTGCCGTTCCATCCGGTGTGCTGATGAACAGTGCCCAGCCTTGTTTGTCGGCTAAAGCGGGGCGGATGACCTCGAACCAGACCTCGGAGTCCATAAAGGCCGCCTCGTCGAGTACTACACCAGAGAGGCTGCGGCCACGGAGGGCCATGGCGTTTTCCGTGCCTTTGAGTTCGATGGTCGATTCGTTGATGAGTTCGAGCTTGAGGTCGGTTTCGTTTTTGCTGCGGATGTATTGCGGTGGAACGATCTTTTTGAGTACCTTCCAAGCGATGTCTTTCGCCATGCGGTACGTGGGGGCGCAGTAAAAGAAGGTTTCGCCGGGACGTGCCAGGGCCTTGGTGAAGAGTTCGATGCAGGCCAGGTAGCTTTTGCCGAAGCGGCGGCCTGCAACGAGGACGCGGAAGCGTTTTTTGCTATAAAAAACTTCGGATTGGGCCTTTTTGAGGCTGATGTCAATCGTTGTGCTCATTTTCTACGTCGATAATTTCGGCTTGGGGTAGTTGGGCGGCGTCCGAACCAGTGATTTCGTTGGGTGGTTCGACGGTGACGCGGATTTCGGGGAGGGAGCTGGTTTGTTCGGGCATGTCGCAGCCGACTTGACGTGCCAGGGAGTCGAGGACGTTGGCGGCGGTTTGCATTTGGCCGCGTTTCATGGCGGCATTGAAGAGGCGTTGGCGTTGCATGAAGATGCGACCGGCCATTTTGGTGCGTTCGCGCTCGAAATCTTCGGCAACGAGTTCGTAGACGCCTTTCCAGTCGCGCCAGGCAGTGGCGATGCCGATTTGTTCTTTGGCGGCGTGTTCTAGTACGAGTTGGCGGACGGGTAAACCTTCGAGTTGGCGCTTGTAGAGGCGTTGGATGCGGGCTTGTTGTGCTTCTTTTGTGCTTTTTGGGCCAAATGGTCGTTGCCTTTTTATTTCATCCTGCTTTTCTGCTTCGTCATCAAAGCCGCTGTCGTATTTATTAGCGGTGTCTTCCGCCATAATTTGTTGCATTCCGTTTTTACTTTATCAGCTTGAGTGAAAACTAGCGCACTTGTATTATTTTTGCCTAGCGGTTTACGTTCCAGGCAAACTTGACCCCTGCCCCCCTACTACAGTAAGATATAGGGGTAGTACACTAGTGATTTTTGATGTTGTTTCAGTAGGTTCCCCCCACCTTGCTGCTATTGAGAATCAATCGCAACTACACCCCACCTGACCCATAAGCCAGGCTGATCAGTCGCGCATGACTGGTCAGTTTAGCCAATGATTAAATTGGCACAATAAACAGGGTTTGGAGGTTCACAGCAGCGGCCTGCTGTATTACAATTAGGGCAACGAAGCAAAGCACACTAGCCGACCTTCGCCACAAGTGATCTTGCAGCCTTCGGGCTGGGCTACCTGGAAAACTGAATAGCTGAAGCACAGAACTTCGTGGCACGCTCCACTCCCTTTGTTGTCTGGGAGTGGCTTACAGCGCATGTCGCACTCTGTGTGATGGAGCGTACCTATTCCATTGATTCCTACTCAATCATGAAGACGACTGTTCAAACGACCCACGCGATTGACAATGCCAATCTGAGCCTCAACAGCTCAAGTGCCACTGTTACTGATAGTGTGTCGCACGATTCCGTTACGATTCAGGGTCTTAGGCGTGTTCAAGTCGCCCGTGAGCTGCGTTACTGGTTGCTTTACCAACAGCACTCTCACGAAGACGCGGACCGCACCAAGATGCTTCAGGAGCTTAAAAGGCTTCAGGAGACTCTCACCGAAACGATCGCCACATTCTCTCCGGAGACTGAGGAGGTCACTAAGTGAGACATATCGTTACCCGTTACTACGGCGTCGATACAGGCTGGCTCCCATATAGGGAGGCCAGCCGGCCTCGGCTCAAAGCAGATGCAGAACGGCTAGCCGCTTTTATGCGGCGAATCGATCCGCACCATTGCTACCGGGCCACGGCTCTAGAACCTGAACTCCCTAGTTTTCTGTGACCATGTATCAAGTGTTCCAACTGTCAGAAGACGGTTTCGAGATGTCTCTTGGCTACTTCCCGACTTATGAAGACGCAGACAATGCGTTAGAAGAGTTCTGGAATTGGCGACCGCACGCGGTCATAGACATCCGAGAGTTGCCATCCGGTAACTAATCAAACGACCCAGGACTTCACATCCTGGGTAACACTTTCTATCTAAAATCATGGTTGCTGAAACTTACAACGGCTGGTCAAATTACGAGACCTGGAATGTTGCGCTCTGGATTCAGAATGACTTCAGTCTGTACTCTATAGGCTGTGCCTGTAGCGATTACTCTGAATTCCTCAGTTACATCACTGAGGGTGTCATCCTGCCGCAAACACCTGATGGAGTTTATTTCAACAACGTGTTTGTGAATTATCCCGAACTGGATGAAATGATTCAGGAGCTGGCATGACTCAGGAACTCAAACGACGCATCGATGAGCTGAATGGCTGTAACGGTCATTGGCTCTTGATTGTGGATGGTGAGCCACAGCGTGATTGCTCCCATCAGTGGCATCAGTCTGCTGATGAGCACTTCCAACGCTGTCTCGATAACGGCTGGCGTGACTACTCACTGGCATTCGTTCCATCGTGGTTCGGATACAGCGACTATGGCAACACCGGCCTGGTGGGTCTGTCCAACTTCAGAACCTTTCTGGATTCCGATGACCCACACGATGCCATCCACGAGATCGGTTACGGCTGGAATGGTTGCGGCATTGCCGTGGACATTCGGTTCATAACTGACGAGATGATCGAATCGATCCAGGCAGTTGAGTCCTACCCTCTGCTATCTGACGACGACCATTCCCAACTCGAATGGGAGGCAGTCTCAAACTACTGGGAAGCCGAAAGCATCAGTGATCGGGTGAACATGCTCCAGGGCAATGGTCTTTCGATCTTTGCCGCAAGGCATGACAACACACCCTGGCGTGATGGTTTCGACGCCATCCGCGAGTCGATCACTGATTATCTCAACGAATACCCAACCGCCGCAGTGTGAGCCCCTACGGGGGCTCCTTTTATTCCCCGTAGTAGAACTGCTCACAGAACCAGAGCAGCGCATTAGTGTCGATGTCGTAGCTTATTTCAGTCCACGGCTTGAACCACTCCTGATGTTGCATGACTGGCCTACAGCCTGACTGCCAGGCAACCGATCCACGATCCAGCTCTCCAATGATGCGACAGGCAGGGCCGCCGGTAGAAAGCAGGATCTCGAATTCTTCAGGCTGCTGCTCAGGAGTGCCGGGAACGTACCAGCCAGAACGAACCAGCACGCTGAGCGGCATTTCGTTGGCATAGTCAGTTACGGCCTCCTGCAAGGTCTCAGGCGTGCCAGTCTCAGCGTCCCAATCAAGGTCGCTCAGGACATCGGCAGCCGCACCAGTCAAAGCCTGCGGAAGCTCACCAGTGCGGAAGTCCCAGCAGGACAATTCGTAAAGGGCCTCGATGGTCTGAGCATGGCCGGTAGCGTTGCGCTCGGCGTGGTTGGTGTCTGTTGCTGTTGTCATGGCCTAGTGTGGCGAGCCATCACAGCATTGCCGACGAACCAGTCGACCGTCAAGCATTGATAAACACAGCCAATCAATCACGCCCCACCGATAAGCACTTAGCAGTTTTCCACAAATTAACCAGCTGTTTTTACGTTTTCGTCTATTGTGCTCCAGTACTCACACCCCAACACTATGGGATCAATTTTTGCAGCTGAGGTCCACGAGACCCGCAAACGTTCCAAGGCAGACGAGCGCGAGCTTGAACGTGCCGAAAAGAAGAATTACAAGGACTTGCGCTGGGCAATTGAGCGATACCCAGTGAATGCCGATGAATGGCAAACACTGCTAACGCTCCATGCCAAATACGGCAAAGAAGGCGGCAGGCAGTTGGCGCACCAGCTAATCCCCATGTGGAGCCTGTGCCAAGAGAGGATCCCCGGCGGCTGTCCTATGCCGGATGAAATGTGGGAACAGTGGAAGCCCGCAAGCACTGAACGCACCAGTACCCGCAAGGTCCGCAGTGATGCAGGCAAGCGGCGAGACTCCTGAGACTCAACACTAAACACACGAACCACCATGGACAAAGAACTTTACAGAGCCCAAGAAAATCTCAGGATGATGGGAACCTGTCCTACTTGGTATGACCACCTCAACAAAGTTGAGGCAGCAATGGCAGAAGAAGAGCGCATATATAAGATTCGTACCAAGGCAGGTTGGGAGGGCGACCCAGACGGTTGGTGCGCCCCACACCCTGAGAAGCCTGGTGAGCTTATTACCGAGTGGGAATGGATGAACTATGGGCTGCCTTACCCGGAAGACAAAAATTAAGCGGCTAAGTTCTCGAAATACCGTTCCACCCGCTCAGTAAACACTTGCTCGCAGCCCCTCAATTCAAGGTCCGTTAGGTATCTGACTTGAGGGGCACCTGTTCGGCGTGCCACAACAATCGCACCACCCACGGGGCGAATCCCTGTCATATGCCGCAACCCTAAAGAATAGGCTCCGAGTTGACACTGGTAGTTGAAAAGCATCTCTTCGCTTCTTTCGCGTTGCGAAGTTTTCCAATCCACGATTACCGGACCAATCTTATCTCCGTCTGGTCCCTGAATATCCAGCAAGGCGTCACACGTACCAGCAAAACCTAAAGGGTGATGAATGGAAAATTCGACGGCATGAATGGCGGTTGTGTTTTTTGCGATCCACCCGCGAAGTCCTCGGGCGTACCCAGCAGCTGACCAGGGGACTCTAGGAGCGCCTTGAATGGCTCTTTCGATGCCCCAGGCGGTAATCGATCCAGGGCAACGTTCCAGGCCATCCTTGCCTGTTTTCCAGACGTTACGCTTGTTGGCTGCTTTGCGGGCTAGTTGTGCGCCGGTTTTGAGGATGTACTCGGCGTGGTTGTGGGCAAGGGTGCCTCGTGTTGCAGCGGTTTCCCGATCTTGTTCGCTACCTGGACGAGCCAGCCAACGTTCCAGTGCTTGCTTTTGGTGATCCGGTGCCGTAGCGCCCAATATGTGGGTGACGCTATGAAACACGCCGCCAGTGTTGTCCCGATAAACGCGCCAGTTGAAATCGGTTCCAGAGTCATCACGCACCAGGGAACTTTTGCGTAACTTACTCAGCCTGGCTTGTGCTTCATTAGCCATGTTTGCGTTAGCTGATTGACTTTTGGTGGGACTAGATGGTGTGAGCTTACCCAGCCAAATTCATTGCCAACTGCTACACGAACCATGCCGTCATCTGTATTGGTAATGACGGGTTCAGGGATTCTGTGTTCGGCCATACGTTCCATGGTTTTTATACAGCTCGTATAGACCGCAGAAGCGCCCATGAAAGGGGTGTTCCCGCATATATCGCAGGTCTGCTTGGTAAAGACGTTCCAGGTATTCCGTTCTTGCCTGTTGTTCCTTTACGTCTTCTGCTCCGTAGGCCATGCAAATACTCTTTCCCAAATTGATACTAACAAGAAAAAAGCCACCGGCAATGCCACCGATGGCTTAAGCCCCTTCCGTACCAACGCTAGAGGGATTAGCGGGTGTAGCACACACCTCGGTAACAAAGGTTGGCAGTCTTGGCGATGGCGTTTTGAGCAGTTTGAAGTGCTTGCTTCTTTTGCTGCTGCTTTTGAATGAGGCTGAGGACGTTCATGGGTTTGGTAGCAACGGTTACTAATTAACTTAAAAACTTTTAAGTTGTTGTGGTGTTCGTGCCAATACAACAAAACCCCCAGCCGTAGCCAGGGGTTCTGAAGTTTGCCAGGTGCTCTAAACCCGAACAGATGCCACATAGATGACCACCTTTGCGGGCAGTCGTTCCAGCCGGTGATGAAGCGGATGGTATGTGATCATTAGTGGACCTCCAGGTTTCCCCTTTGGCGCTAATGGCAATGGCGTCACAAGGGCACGAAGTCCGCCGCAACGAAATTGCTCAAAAATAATAGCACATCAGTCAGCCTTGAATGGGTGGCCGCCAGTGAGAAGGCGGGTGATGTCAAAGCCGTTCTTCACCGCTTCGTCCCAGGCTGCATCGACGGCTCCCTGTGTGTCCTTCTTGCGGGGCACGGGGCGCAGGCCGTACATATCGGGAGAGACGGTGGCGGCTTTCGTCATGATGAAGTCCCACTCGGTCATGTCGCTGTACTCCTCGACTTGTGAAATCTCGTCGAGTTCCTTCTGCAGACCCTTCTGAGTCAGGCTCAGCACCTGCACACGCTTGATATCGAAGTTGTAAATCGGCATTGCGATGGCAAACTTCTGCGGCTCTTCCGTTCCATCGTCCTTGAGGCGGCGGCGGTAGTTAGCGCCCATTTCCTGCTCGATGTCGTCGGCAGTGGCTTCTTGGGCAAAGCGGAATGGTTTGCCTTTGCCGGTTTCGTCTTCGCCCCAGACCTCGAAGTAGCAGAGGGGTTCGTTCGCCAGAATGGCAAAACGCACTTGGCCGTCAGCTTTGACCTTGCTGGGGCTGAGGTAGTCGTTTCGGCTGCCGCCGCCGCCTTTGAAGGCGTCACTGTGTTCCTTGGGGATGAAGCTCATGATTTAGGTGCTGCGGGCTATGCCCAGTGCAGTGTCCAGTGTAGTAGTTCTGCAGGGTTTGACAACCTTCGTAGAATAAAAAAACCCCCAGCGCCCGTCCCGGCAGCTGGGGATTTGGAAGGTCCCATTTGGGACCCGTTTTGTAGTTCTTTGAGACTGTAACAGATGTCGAAGCTTCCTGCCTTCGTTCGTTCACTTCCTGCTGCCTGGGCTACATGCCCCATCTATGGCAAAGGCGTCAAGCTTCCCTCCGGTAAGGAAGCTTGCGGCAAATCTCCCCTCGGTAAGACGCACCACGAAGATTGGTCGCCTGCTGAGACGGCGCTGCACATTGAGCGTCATCCTGATGAGTTCAAGGCTGTTGGTGTCTTCACCGGACCACGCAGCAATGGCTTGGTCATCCTCGACATTGACGCAAACCTCTATCAGCTCAAAAAGAAGTGG